GCCCCGAAAAAGGTCTCGATGTTAAATGCTCGAACAACAAATTAGGTGCTCCAAGGCGCTAACCTTTTTGGGGACCTTTTGCTAACATTTTCACTTGACGAACACAGATGAAGAAAAAGTAGATGAAACACCAAATATTTTATTCAAATGTATGTGTGAGAGTCCTACATTTTATGACTTTTTGGAAAAGTGTTCGGAGAATAATATAACGAAAAAAGTTTTAGAACAGTATCTTATTGCAGATTGTTGTTCAAATTATGGAAAGACAAAAAAGTTGTTACTGTTTAGAGATTATTTTCTTATGTTATATGGAAAAGATAAAATGACAGTAACTACATTGAATAAAAAAATCTCTAATGAAAACATCAAATCTATTGTCATTTCTAATGCTGAACTGTCGAAAACAGGAAAGTCTTATAACAATCTAAACTCTAAGAAAGCTCTTTTAGAAATATTCGATTATATTCCAGATGAACACATTGATCCATATGAAATTATGGAGATGCAAGTTAATAAGTTTGGAACAGTAAGATATAAAGATTCAAAACTTATTAATAGATATTTTGTGCTAAATACTCGAAATATCATCGCTCCAAATCTAATTCTTTATAACATGGGAAATGGAGAAATTCAGTATAGGAAGATTAAGAAAGAAATATTTAAAATTCTTCCTTTGCAGGATGGTGATATCATTGATGTTAAAAACTCAGAGAAACAATTTGGTATGAAGATTGTAGGTAAGGATGATGAAGGAAAAAACATTGTAGTTGCTGATATAGACAAAGAATATGATGTAATTACTCAATATGACATTGTTTATAGAAAGTATGGTAAAGGAAATTCGCTTCTAACGGATTGTGAGGTATGCTAGTGGAAGAGGAAAAGATTTTAAAATTTGAATGTACTTTGGACAGGATTTTCTATCCAAAGTATTGTAAAAAAGTTGAATCTGGTGAATTCGCCATATTCAGTGCCGTTATAACAAAATGGCTTGAAAATAAGATAGACGATTTATATACAATCAAGATGAAAGGAAATTGTTGCACGCTTGAATATGGAACAACATATAAGGTGTTTTGTAAATTAGCTGAAACACACGAACAATATGGTGATACATATGAGATTGTATATATCAGTAAATGTATTGATATTTCAAGTAAGGATAAACAAAAAGAATTTCTCAAAAATGTATTGAATGAGAATCTTGTTGATAAGTTATTTGATGAATATGACGATGTTATTCAGCTTTTGGAGAATAGAGATGTAAAATCTCTTATGAAAATCAAAGGTATTGGTAATCAGGTAGCTTTAAAAATGATTGATGAATACGAAGAATCAAAAGATTATAGTTCTATTTACATGGAACTTGGACAGTTAGGGTTTACTCATACATTCATTAAAAAATTAGTAGATTTTTACCATTCGCCAGATACAGTAATTGATATAGTTAGAAACAACCCGTATGATATCATGCGTGTGGAGGGCGTTGGGTTCAAGAAGGCAGATGAAGTTGCTTGTAAAGTAGGAATTGGTCAGTATGACATTAGACGAATCAAAGGATTTTTATTACATCACTTAAATGACCAAGGAGAAGCAGGTAAGAGTTATCTTAATTATCAGGAACTTATGAAAGCATTGTATGATACTTTGGGATTTGTACCAGAAGAGGTTGTAAATGCTACTGCAAAACAGATGATTGACAATGAAGATGTAGTTGTACTTGATAATGGATCGAAAATTGCACTTAAAAAGTTTTACAATTTGGAGAATAACATAATGAAAGAACTTATGAGACTTCAGATTGGACTTGTGAAAGTAGTAGAAAATGACTCGGATGAAGTAAATATTCACGATGATTATATTCCAAAGTCATTTAATATTGGTAATTGGGAATCAATTGTTAAAAAAGTAGAAGAAAAGCAGGGCTTTGATTTTACAGAAGAACAGAGAGCTGCTATCAAATTGAGTCTTGATAATCATGTTATGACTTTGACTGGTCTGGCTGGTGCAGGAAAAACCAGCACAGCCAATGGTATTTGTTCATTATATGACGATTACAATATTTTAGCTTGTGCGTTATCTGGTAAAGCAAGTGTAAGAATCACAGAAGCGACTGGATTACCTGCAAGTACAATTCATAGAGCTTTAGGATATCAAAATGGCGAGTTTATGTTCAACAAAGAGAATAAATTAGCAGTAGATATTGTTCTAATTGATGAAGCAACTATGATAAACGGTACATTGTTTTTATCTTTACTAGAAGCAATTCCAACAGGTGCAAAAGTAATTATTATGGGAGATGTTCAACAGCTTACTCCAATCGGTAATTGCCAGGTATTCGCTGATATTCTCGATAGTAATGTACTCCCGGTTGTAAAACTTACAAAGCCACATAGACAGGCACTTATGAGTGGTATCATTCCAACATCAATTAAAGTAGCAAATCAGGAACAGATTTTTGATAATAAATTTGAAGGAAACGCTATTCTTGGTGAATTAAAAGATATGGAATTAGATATATCAAATTCAAAAGAGTCTATGGCAGATTGTATTATTCGACACTTCCAAACAGAGATGGAAAAATTCAACGACATTATGGAAGTTCAAGTATGTGTTCCTATGAGGTTAAAAGGGGAACTATCTTGTTATAATCTTAACACAAAAATCCAAAGTCTTTATAATCCAAAATTCAATGATGGTAATGAGATTGAAATTTTCTTAGAGAAAAAGAATGATGAAGCTAAGAAATATATGATTAGAGTTGGAGATAAGGTACTTAACACAAAAAATAATTATAAGTGTACAAATCCCGATGGTGATGTAACACCTGTATTTAATGGAAATATAGGCATTGTCAAAGCAATCGAAGATAACGGATATTGCACAATTGATTTTGTTGGTATTGGTGAAGTGTTATTCAGTAAAGGTGATTCAAAAAATCTTGAACTTGCGTATGCTTGTACAGTTCATAAAATGCAAGGATCTGGTTTTACTTCAACCATTGTTGGTATGGACACAGGAAGTTACATAATGAATAATTCAGAATTGCTTTACACGGCAATCACAAGAGCAAAAAAATATTGTGTGTTAGTTGGTAACAATTATGCTATTACAAAAGCTATCCAAACAAAAGAGGTAAAAACAAAGCAGACATTTTTAAAAGATATGTTACTTGAAAACGCTTATAGATTAAAAGAAGACGAAAAAGGAGAATAAATATATGGCGAACATTTATGAATTAACAGGACAATTCCTTCAGCTTTTAGATATGTTAGAGGACGAAGAAGTAGACGAGCAGGTAATTATGGATACTCTTGAATTAGTTGAGTATGAGATTGAGGACAAGGCTGATGGATATGCAAAGATTATCAAAGCTCTTGAAGCAGATGTGGATGGAATTCAGAAGGAGAATGACAGACTTACATCTCGTAAAAAGACATATGAGAATAGAATTAAGTGGTTAAAGCAGAATCTTGAAATGTGTATGAGAGCAACTGGTAAGAAGAAGTTTACAACTGATTTATTCTCATTCAATATTCAGAAGAATGGTGGTAAGAGAAAGCTTACAATTGATGTTGATGTAGAGAATATTCCAGAAGAGTATCGTATTAAGCAGCCAGACGCAGTTAATGGAGATAAATTAAGAGAATATTTAAAAGAGAATGGTCTTGAAGGTCAGGATGGTTCACTTAATTGTGAATGGTGTCATTTAGAGCCACAGGGAGAGAGTTTGAGAATAAGATAACAAATTTAGATTTCTGGAATGCCCATAAATAGGGCGTTTCAGAGACTCAAAAAGCCAATGAAAGACGGATTTCTTTCTTTCTAATACAATATATAGTATGCAAGTGAAATGAAAATATACTATATATTGTATCTGCGGAAGATAAAATAACAAAATAGGAGGACATATGAGTTCAACAAGAGACAATACATATACAAATACAGACAAAAAGACATTTTATTTATCAGATGATGTAGATAACGAATCTATTGGCAAATTGATATGGGATATTTTATATCAGATTCGAGAAGACGATGAGAAAGATGAAAAAGAAAAAGATTATAAGCGTGAACCAGTTAAATTATACATCAACTCGTATGGTGGCTCTGTTTATGATATGTGGGGATTAATTGATATTATTCTCAATAGCAAAACTCCGATCTATACATATTGTACAGGATATGCAATGAGTGCAGCTTTTAAGATTTTCTTAGCAGGTCATAAGAGATATTGTTATAAGCATTCAACATTTATGTATCATCAGATGAGTTGTTGGAGAAGTGGTAAATATCAGGATTTGGTAGAAGATAGAGAAGAAATGGACTGGCTGAATAAAAAGAATGAAGAATATGTAATCGACAGAACAAATCTCACAAAAGATGATATTAAGGAGATTCGTGAAAAGAAGAAAGATTTTTATATTCATTCTGATGAGGCAGTTAAGTATGGAATTGTCGATGAAGTTTTGTAAAGAATAGAGAATAATACAGTAGTAAAAATAAACTGATTTCTCGTGGGAGGTAAATTTATGAGTAAGTCACAGGAAGATATAAAAAAAGAATTATATGAGTATTTTTCATATATGCAACAAGAAGATAACAAATCACTTTTGGGTGGCATGGCTTGGGACGACATTGCTTGGCATATCAAATATGCAGAAGATAACGGAATATCAAGAACACAACTAGGTTTTGATTTTCCTGAATTACTTGGGCATCTGATTATTGACGATGAAACATATGAAAAGGAAAAGAGAGAATATATTAAAGGAATTGAAATTTATAATCATAATGCAGACCTATTAAAAGCTAATAAATGGAAATATAGATTAGTTGATGATTCAGAAGAAAGAAGATTACATTTGGCTAATAGATATATTCAATATGCAGAGAATTGTAAAGAATTATTAAAAGACTTAGATATGCTTCACAAAGAATATTTAGATTATATGAAAAATATTAAATAATAATTAAGTCCATCATTTACATGAAAGAGAGGTACAAATATGGTTTATGGTGTATTTGGAGGTTGTTATAGTGATTGGTATGTAGTTGGTTATTTTAATAATCGTCAAGAAGCAGACAAATATTGCTGCTTATGTGGTGATGGTGATTATTATGTAAAACCGTTAAAAGATTTAACTGATGAAAAAGATTTATCAAAAGTATCTTTAAAATATTGTCATGAAGTTTTATTTGATTGTAAAGATAATGAAAACAGATGGGTTATGAGAGAAGAACCTGAAAGGTACAATTGCTATATTGATAAGGATTTAAGATGTAATAGCATAAGGCAAGGAACACTATGTAGAAATAATTGGGTATGTTTTAGTATAAATATTGACCATGATGATAGGAATTTAGCAGAAAAAATTGCTCAAGACTATTTAGCCGAACTTCGTTATTATGGCGATGGAAAAATTTATGAAAAGAATATTGAATTGATGAATGATCAATTCGCAGCACCATTCAAAGAAAAAGAGAGAATAAGAAAAGAAGAAGAAATTAAACAAAAAGAACTTGCAGAATTAGAAAGGTTAAAAGCTAAATACGAAACAAAATAAACGACAGTTTCTTCGGGAAATTAGGGAGGTAATAAAATGCGAATAAAGAGAATTGTATCAATACACTTTACAGATAAAGAATATGATAGTTTGTTTGAGGCACAGCAAATTTGGCAGAAAATTGCAGATTTATTTGATGAAGAGGGAGTACTTGACGATTGCCTTGAAGAAATGTTCGATTCGATGGATAAAAACTTTTCGGATTTGTTGGATATTGTTGATAGTGGCATTGAACAAGAAGAAATAGAAGAAGGCGACCATATAGCAGACTTACAGGGGAGATGAGAAAAAATGGATGGAAAGAATATTAAACTAACACCAATAGACAAGATAGATTATATGATTAAATCTCTTCAAATAGCAAAAGAAGAGATCGAATATGCTCAGTTATGGAATCGACAGAAAACAAAACAAGGCAATGATTTCTATTGCTATTCAGGTTATGGTAGCAATCACAGATTTCCGAACGGAACGGTCGTAAGAGAATCTTTAAAAATGGTTAGTAGAATAGCAAACACTACCGCTAAAGAAATAACACTGTCACAGTATTGTGATAAAGTTTTTATAGGAGATAAAAGCAATGAATGATAATACTAATACAGATGATTATTTTGACAGGGTGTTAAAGAAAATTCGGAACATGTCTGATGAAGAAATTTCAGAATGCATAGCTGAAATAATTAATGACATACAATCAAACAAGGAGGAATGATATTGAAAATTTTTATTCTTACTGTAATTTTTATACTATTACTTTTTAGAATCAAAAATACCCCTACTGCTATAAGTAAAACCATTTGGACAAAAAAGATGTTAAAAAATATTGAAGAAAATAAATTTCTAAGTATAGAACCATTTAAAGAAGAAGCCGTTAATTTAGCCTTTTTTATCATATTCCTTTTTGAACTACTTTTAATTATATTTTTTATCATAACAGGAAATTACATAGATATAAAAATAATAACTATACTGACCGTGTTTAAAATAGTCATGTGTTTTTATTCGGGTCAGATAATAGCTGAGTGTTTAGGTAATATCTACAGCACGGATATTAATGATTTCAAATTTCATAGAGTTTATCACCTACTTAGCGTTATTTTAGATTATGTATATTATGTTTTAGTAATTTTAATATTACTAAAATAATAAAACTATATATTAAATTTTAAGGAGTGATTTTTATTAATAGCAAGAAAGTTTTAGCAGGAATAGTTTCCGTATTATATTGCATTATTTGTTTAGTAATTTTTTGGTTTGTTAATGCTAAATTCGAATATGCTTACACTATACATATAGCAATTTCTTCGTGTGTAATTGGTGCAACAATAGCCGAAATAGCAAATAAGATTTATAAAAAAAGTTTTAGAAAAAATAAACAAATAAGTAGGAGGTGATCATTTGGAGTGGTATGTATTTTACCATAATTTTAACGAAAGAAAAATTGAAAAATTAAATATTTTTGATCATAGTAATTTTGCAGAAGATGTTAAAAAGTTAAAGAAAAAAGAAAACGATATTGACAAATTTGCAGAAGAACTGAGGTTAGATTTGTTTTATTATTTCTGCTCAAAATGCGAATACGAATTGGTTATCACACCTTGGATTGGTGAAGCGGAAGATATTAAAGTAGATGTTTATGGTCAGGTTATGCTTAATTTTGACAAGTTTTTAGATTATGTTTGGAATTTTAAAGAAAATAGGAGGAAAAATTAATGAAAGTAACAGTAAAAAGTATTACAGGATTTTATGAAGCTTTTGTGTCTATGTTTCTGAGTAAAAGGACGTGGACACCAGAACTGGACAGAGAGATTTCAAGAGTTTGCGATTCTGTGTTGGAGAAGAATGGTGATATTAAATTTAATCCTAATATGTATGACTTAGAAAAATTTAATAAATGGCTTAGTATGCTGCTTCGTATGGGAAAGAAACATATCACTATACTAAGATATCTTGATATTACGATTATGACAGAAGAATTGCATAGAGCTGGACAGGATGATGTTGACTCACACGCTCGTAGATTTGACAATCGTATTATTAGAAATAGTACAAGATTAGCAACATTTGAGGATGGAGAAGTTTCGGATTATTACAAAGGTAAAATTATTACTGATGGACAGGCTTGTAAAATTCTTGGATGTAATCTCCCAGACAGTATAGTACATAATGGCAAAAAATACGTTAAATCAACAAACGGCTATGTACTTGAAGAATATAAAGATAATAAAGATGTTAAACGTGGTCTTTATATGTTAAGCATTCCTTGTAATTTTATTTCAAAAATTAATCTCTGTGAGTGGGGTCATGTATTTAAAGAACGCTGTGATGATGGTACTGCTAACCCCGAAGTAAAGAGATGGGCAGAAGAAGTTATGGCTCAGATTACAGATTTCCATAATCAGATTACAAGAGATTATGTGTTATCAATCGAAAATTAAAGCGAGGTGATTAATACGAGAAATCCAGATAGAATTGATATGTTTACATTAGAATTAAACAGAATATGGAAAAAATATTTTTGCGATTGGCGTTTTGGACAGTTTATGTCAAATTTTTTAGGTTTTGTTGTAAGTCAAAAGAAACGAGATCCATTTTTCCCAGAAGAATTAGAAATGCTTACATATTTAAAAGAATATTGTGGAGAAATTGAATGCAAGAATTAATCAAATCAATATCATATGACCAATTGGAAATAATAAAATGGATATTAGAGTTACATGTAAAAAATCATAAAATAGATTGTGATCCAACTTATAGTATAGGAAATTTTTATAAAAATACAGGTATTGATGAACCTTTGTATAAGTTTGATATAAATCCACAAAATGAAAAAGTTGTATATGGTGATAGTAGAAATTTACCGCTAAAAAATGAAAGTGTTGAATGTGAAATGTTTGATCCACCATTTTTAGCTACAACAGGAAAATCCTTATCAGAAAATAAAAAAGGTAATATCATCAATAAAAGATTTGGTGTATATCCATCCGAAAAAGAATTACATCAGTTCTATATTGATAGTATAAAAGAAAGTTATCGAATATTAAAAGATAATGGAATATTGATTTTTAAATGCCAAGACAAAATAAGTTCTGGCAAACAATATATTAGTCATAATTTTATTATAAACGAAGCCACTAAAATTAGTTTTTACACAAAAGATTTATTTATTCTGCTTGCAAAAAATAGAATAGTAGCAGATTGGCAATTAAAAAATCAGAAAAACGCAAGAAAATTTCATAGTTATTTTATAGTATTTCAAAAATGTAATAAAAGAATCGAATACATATAAAAGGAGAATTGATGGACAAAGTAATAAAGATATTTAAAAAAATTAAAGACACAAGTAGTTTAAACGAAAAGAAAACTATCATAAAAGAGAATAAAGATAATGAACTATTTAAAAAATGCTTAGTGTTTCTACTTGATGATAACATAGTTACAGGTATTAGTGATAGCAAGCTAAGGAAACTCGATGAAAAATATACGTTATTTAAAGCCACTTTAAGTTTAGAAACTTTCGAAGACGTTATGGAATATTTAAAAACACATAACACAGGTAGAGATGAAGATATAGCTAATGTAAAGAAGTTTCTTTATGGAAAATGGATGGATGATGATAAATTTGAATTCTATTCTCAGATGATAACGAAGAAATATAAACTTGGCTGCGACAAAAAAGTAGTTAATAAAGTTATAACAGGACTAATACCTGAGTTTAACATAATGCTTGGAACAAGTATTGAGAAATGTAAGTTAAAGCCCAATGAGTCAATATCAATAAGCCAGAAACTTAATGGCTGTCGATGTGCTTGGATAGGCAATAAATGCATGACACGACAGGGCAAAGAATATAAAGGACTTGATCATATTATTAATGATTTAATAAATATGGGATACGAGAATATGTTTATTGACGGAGAACTATTATATAAAAACAAAGAAGGTTTATCTGATTCAGAAGCATTCCAGTTTGGTACAGGTTTGGCAAATAGCAAAGATGGAGATAAATCACAGTTAAAATTTGTAGTATTTGATATTTTCCCTTTAGAAGAATTTTATTCTGGCAAATCTAAATTATCCTATTTTAAAAGAAAACATATCTATTTAGAAGAATTAAAATCCAATCTTAAAAAATATCCAACAGAGAATATAGAAATAGTACCAATATTTTATGAAGGAACTGATCATTATGAAATTTGGAAATGGTTAGAATACGCTGAACAGCATGACTATGAAGGTTGCATGGTAAACCTTGATGTACCTTACGAATGTAAGCGTACTAAAAATCTCATAAAAGTAAAACAGTTTTATACATATGATTTAAAGATTGTTGGCTACGAAGAAGGAGAAGGGCGTAATAAAGGTACTCTCGGTTCTTTCATAGTTGAATACAAAGACAATACTGTAAAAGTAGGTAGTGGATATTCTGATTCAGAACGCAAAAACTTTTGGAAAAATAGAGAAGATTATATAGGAAGAATTATTGAGGTGAAATATAAAGAAATCTCTAAGGATAAAAACACTGGCAAAGAAAGTCTTCAGTTTCCAATTTTTGTTGGACTTAGAGATATAGGAAAGGAAGTTAGTTACGATTGAAATTAAAACATATTAAAACAGCAATTCTATTAACAGGGGCAACTATTATATCTTGCCTATCATGTAACGGAGTATATGCTTATGCACAGGAATCAAGTATGGAAGATTTAATTAAAACAAATCAGGAATTATTACAACAGAATGAAGAACTAAAATCAGAGAATAAACGATTACATAATATGATTTCGCAGTATTCCATTGCTCTTCGAGGCATTAATCTTGAAGTTGAAGAAACTAAAGCTACAACCAATGTACTTGAAGAATCAATATCTGATATGGAAGAGATTATTGAAAATGAAAATTATATGCGAGATATTGGAACGTTTACACTTACATATTATTGCAAAGAACCTGGTTGTAGAATTTGTGGAGGTGGAGGAAAAACAGCATCGGGAACTCAGGTAACTCCCGGAAGATCTGTTGCTGTTGACCCAAAAGTTATTCCACTTGGAACAAAAATATATATAGATGGATTAGGTTATAGAATTGCAGAAGATACTGGTGGAGCTGTAAAAGGTAACAAGATTGATGTTAATGTAAATACTCATGCAGAAGCATTACAGCTTGGTCGTACACACAATGTAAAAGTTTGGATTGTAGAATAATTTAGGAGGATATTATGGAGAAAAGAATTATTGATGCTAAAACAGCAACCCTTGCCGACTGCGAAGAATTATATTCATATGGAATTATCACAAAAATAGACAATGGACAGATTACTAAGTTTGAGCTGGGAGATGACGAATCAATTTGATAACAAGTAAATCAGCATTAGAGAGGGAGTTAAGACATTTAGATGATAATTTCATAACAGTGATAATTGAAGATAAAGAATATATTATAGAAAATATTGTTCATTTAAAAACTCATGGTGACAATGATTATACAACACATCTTGCTTTAAAAGTAGTACCTACTGAAGAAGGTTGTCTGCTTATGAGAAGATAAAAACAAAGAAAGATAGGTGGTAAAAACGAAAGATAAAAAAAGAGTAATATGCCTGATCGGTGAATCAGGCAGCGGAAAAGATTATATAGCAAGTATATTAAATATTTGTTATGGGTTAATTCCTTTAAAATCTTATACAACTCGTAAACCTCGTTACAAAGACGAAAATACCCATATTTTTATTTCCAATTCAGAAGTCGAAAATTATCCCAATAAAATTGCAATAACATTATTTGATAACAATGTTTATTTTGCTACATCAGAACAATTAGATAAAAGCGATGTCTATATTATTGATGTTGACGGAGTTAATTATCTTAAATCTCATTACAATGGCAATAAAGAAGTAATTACAATTTATTTAAAAACAAGTAGGTCTAGAAGGTTTATAAGACTCTGTAAAAGAGATGGTTTTTTAAAAGCAATACATAGAATACGACATGATACTTATGCTTTTAGAAATGTATACGATGTTGCGGATTATATTGTTTCTAATAACGGTAATCCATATTGGGCTGCAATTACTATAACAGAGTTATTCTACAATTTAATAAAAGGAGATGATTTAGATAAATATAAGAACAAAAAAAGATAAATTTATTTATATATCCCATGCATTTGGTGGGAAAAATAAGAATGTAGTAAGTGTATCAAATATTATTATTGCTCTACATGAGAAATATCCTGATTATTCGTTTGTAAGTCCAATAAATAACTATGGCATGTTATATGCCAAGACAGACTACATAGAGGGATTAAGTATGTGTCTTAAATTATTAGACATCTGCGATGAAATGTGGGTGTTTGGTAATGAATTGTCCACTGGTGTTAGAGCTGAAATTGCATATTGTGAAAACAATCATATTCCTTATAAATTAATTGGAAATTTTGAAGAATATCCAATAAGAAAAGTTTGCAATAAGGATTGCTGTGATATAGATTGTTTAAATTGTGATTTTGAAGATGCTGATGACGAAGGTATTAGTTGCTGGTTAAAAAGTAAAAAATTAAAAGGGGAGAATGTTTTTTGAAGGTAATTAAAAAAGATGGAACTTTAGAAGAATATAATGAACAAAAAATTATAGATGCTTGTAATAAAGCTGCAAGACGTGCTATGTTCGAATTGACGTGTGATGATTATACAAAAATTGTAAACGATGTTTGGGAGATAATTTGTGAAAATTATGATGAAGATACAGATATTGAAATTTACGACATGCATAACATTGTAGAATCTGTTTTGGAAGAAGATTTTCCAACGGTTGCAAAAATGTATAAAGAATATAGAAACTACAAAAAAGACTTTGTACACATGATGGACAAGGTATACGAACGCAGTCAGTCTATTAGATATATTGGAGATAAAAGTAACGCTAATACAGACTCGGCATTGGTAGCAACAAAAAGAAGTCTCATTTATAACGAACTAAGTGGAGAGTTATATAAAAAATTCTTTTTAACACATGATGAAAAACAGGCTGTAAAAGATGGATATATCTATATTCATGATAGAAGTGCAAGACTCGATACATTTAATTGTGATTTGTTTAGAGTAGGCGAAGTTATGAAGGGCGGTTTTGAAATGGGTAATATTTGGTACAATGAACCAAATTATCTTGATACTGCTTTTGATGTAATGGGAGATATTATTCTTTCAACAGCCGCACAACAGTACGGTAAAAATCATCCGACTGCCGTACTTGAAAACCTTGTGAACGCCTAAATGGGCGGTGTGGTCGTACAGACTGCTAACACTGAAGCTTTTAATTAAGTAACGGTGTGCCAAGCATATAAATCTTCTATATTAGCAAGGAGTTGTTTTTATAGAAGAAATTTATATGAAGGTTCAGAGACTAACTACAAAAATAAACTTCACAAACAGTGTAAGGAGAAGATAATGGACAAAATAACAAAAAAATCAAGAAATTTAGCTTTAGCAATGTGTTTAGGGGATGGAAGTATAAATAAAAACTCACCTTATTTGGCAATAAGACATTGCAAAAAACAATTAGAATATTTAGAGTGGAAAAGAAAATTATTAAAACATTATGGATTCAGTTGTAGTGACATATATTATGTTGATAATAATGGTTATGGTGCTTATGAATTTAGAACACATGCATGTAATTCATTAATATCGGTTAGAAATTGTTTATATAAAAGTGATATAAAAACATTTTCATTAAAAGCATTAAAAAAGATAGATGAATTAGGGTTAGCAATTTGGTATTTAGATGATGGAAGTATTTCTACAACTAAGAAAAAAAGTGTTCTAACAATATCCACTTGTATTTCAAAAGAAGAAAATCAAATAATTATTGATTTTATTTATGATAGGTTTGGCGTAAAATTTGGTCAAAGAAAAATGCGAAATCATTATTCTTTGATTTGTGGCACAAAAGAGGCTAGGAAATTTATAGCAATAGTTAAACCTTATATAAATGAAATAGAATGTATGAAATATAAATTGAATGTTAAACCATTATCAAATCGTGTGGCATAATAGTAATTATTATGGTAGGTATATAGGTGAAATTCCTGTACCGAAGCGCAAGGCAATGATTAACAATCATTGAAGAAATAGTGCATGTATGATGAAAAATCATACTTGGGTTTTACAGTTCCAGAAGTAGATAAAATTCTTGAACCATATGCAGAGAAATCATATGAAAAATATAAAGATGAATTTTTTAATACTATTAATGTAATAGAAGCAGCAGATGGAGTGTACCTTGACACGTTAAGCAATGTTAATTTTGAAAAAGAAGCCGATGAATATGCTGTGAATAAGGTTCAGCGAGACTTTGAACAGGGATGGCAAGGCATCGAAATGAAGTTAAATTCTGTCGGATCAAGCCGAGGTGACTATCCTTTTGTTACGATGACACTTGGATTAGCAACATCCAAGTTCGGCAAAATGGCAGCTATTTCACTTCTTAAAGTTCATTCTGAAGGACAGGGGAAGAATGGATTCAAACGACCTGTATTATTTCCAAAGATTGTATTTTTATATGATAAAAAACTTCATGGTGATGGCTCAGACAAATATCCAAGTGCGGATGTATTTAATGCAGGAATAGATTGTAGCAGTAAAACGATGTATCCTGATTGGTTATCATTAACTGGCGAAGGATATGTTTCAGAAATGTATAAGAAATATGGACGAGTAGTTAGTCCAATGGGATGTAGAGCATTTCTTTCACCTTGGTATGAAAAAGGTGGTATGTATCCAGTAGACGAAAATGATAAACCAATATTTGAAGGGCGTTTCAATCTTGGTGTTGTTTCTCTTCATCTTCCTATGATTCTTGCAAAGGCTCGTAGGGAGTCTAAAGATTTCTATGAGGTTCTTGATTATTATCTTGAGTTAATTCGTGGACTACATAAAAGAACATATGATTATATTGGTGAATTAAGAGCAAGCGTAAATCCAGTTGCTTTTTGTGAAGGTGGTTTACTTGGCGGTAATTTAAAACCGACAGAAAAAATTAAATCAATTCTTCCACCAATGACTATGAGCTATGGTATTACTGCATTGAACGAATTGCAAAGACTTTATAATGGCAAATCTATTCGTGAAGACGGACAATTTGCATTAGAAGTTATGCGATATATCAACGATTATACAAATCGAATTAAAGAGGAAGATCATATTTTATATGCAATTTACGGTACTCCTGCTGAATCGCTGTGTGGTCTTCAGATTGAACAGTTCCGCAAAATTTATGGAATCATTGAAAATGTATCTGACAAGCCTTATGTAAGTAATTCGTTCCATTGTCATGTATCAGAGCAGATGTCACCTATTGAAAAACAGGATAAAGAAGGACGTTTCTGGAATTTATTTAATGGTGGGAAAATTCAGTATTGCAGATACAATCTAGGATACAACAAAGAAGCTATTAAAACACTCATTCTTCGAGCAATGGATAAAGGTTTTTATGAAGGAGTAAATCTTGCTATGTGCTACTGTGAAGATTGCGGATACCAGCAAGTAGAAATGGATGTATGTCCTAAATGTGGAAGTAGCATGATTACAAAAATTGATAGAATGAATGGTTATTTGGGATTTACAAGAGTGCATGGGGAGACAAGATATAATGAGGCTAAAAATGCAGAAATTGCAGACAGGGTATCAATGTAAGGAGTGTGATTTATATTAATTACCATAATATTACACATGACGATATGAATAACGGTGATGGTCTAAGAGTCGTACTATGGCTCTCAGGCTGTTCCCATCATTGTTACAATTGTCAAAACCCTCAAACTTGGAATCCTAATGGTGGAATTCAATTTGACAAGACTGCAAAAAAAGAAATATTTACAGAATTATCTAAAGACTATATTTCAGGAATTACATTTAGCGGAGGAGATCCCCTATATGAAAATAATCTTGATGACGTTTTATTTCTAATTAAAGAAATCCGTAAGCTGTTCCCAAATAAAACAATCTGGCTTTATACAGGCTATACATTAGATTATATTATAGATGGTATAGGGCATGATGGAAAAGGTACATTTTTCTTTACAGAAAATGATAAAAAACGTTATGAGATAATTTCCAATACAGATATTCTTGTAGATGGAGAATATATAGATGAGCAAAGAGATATAACAAAAAAATGGGCTGGTTCAAAAAACCAGAGAGTTATAGATGTAAAGCAATCAATAAAAAACAATAAGATTATATTATATTGTGATTAAATCAAACAAAGAAAGGATTAAATACATAATGATAACATCAATTATAAAATTTATAGTTACAATCATAATACTTATATTAATAATAGCATTTACAAAAGAAAAAATAAAACTTAGTAAAAACTCTTCAAAGAGAACAATTACGATTAGCACCATCGTAGCAATCTTAGTTATACTTGCATCGACCGGATTTACTATTGTACCAGCAGGTTATTCGGGCGTTAAGGTTGTTTTAGGTTCTGTACAGGATAAAGAACTTGATGCAGGACTTCATTTTAAAGTACCTTTTATAACAAAGATTGTGAATATTGATAATCATATTGTAAGAACAGATGTACAGGGTACAAGTAGCTCAAAAGACCTTCAGACAGTCTCATCAACATTTAGCGTAAACTATCATATTATTCCGGGTTCTTCAGCAAGTCTTTATAAAAATATCGGCAAAGATGTAGAAAATGTAATTGTTCGTCCAGCTATTCAGGAGGCTTCAAAAGCAATTACTTCTCAGTTCTCAGCAGAAGAATTAATCACAAACAGATCTGTTGCAGGAACAAAAATGAAAGAAACACTACAAGAAAAGGTTAAGGAATATGGTGTAGCAATAGACGAGTTTAATATAATTGACTTTGATTTTTCTTCTGAATTTAATGCAACAATCGAAGCAAAACAGACAGCGCAGCAACAGGCACTTAAAGCCGAACAGGATTTAGAGAGAATCAAAGTAGAGGCTGAACAGAAGATTACAGAAGCACAGGCTGAAGCAGAAGCTTATAAATTAAAATCACAGCAGATAACAGACGAAATGATTAGAATGACAGCAGTGGAAAAATGGGATGGTAAGCTTCCTACAGTTATGACTGATGGTTCGAATATTCTTGATATTGCAGAATTAACTAAATAATTAAATCAAATATTATGGTGCTAACTTTGCATGTTAGTTAAATGTCCAGTAAGGTTAAGGCGTAGAAAACAAAACTCATTAAGAGGGATTAGTGATAGTTGCCGAAAGAGGAAACAGCCATATTATTAATAATTAAAAATGCAATTAACCTATTCAAAAAGTATCTTAATAGGTATAACTAAAGGAGTTAAAAATGAAAAAACTTAAACCCTTAAAAAAAATTAAAGCACCAAATTTTACGTTATATCCCGATGAAGAATATCCAATTACATATGAAAACGAAACTACGTATTATGCTCGAATTATGAATATTAAATTTGGGATAGACAGAAGTTTTGAAAACGATTTATTTGAAATTATAATTGAAAAACCAATGGCTCGCAATCCCATTAGCTTTAGCTGATGGGTTAAGAGCCTAAATACAAATACAATTAATCAATATCAGATACTTCAAAAATATCATTCGGAGTACATCCCAAAGCATTGCAAATTTTATCAATCATTTCAAATTTAATGCTTGATGTTTTATTATTACAAAGATTTGTAATGTTTGGATAAGTAATTCCTGTATGATTTGCTAACCAGTAACGAGATTTGTTTTGTTGTTTTAATACATTGTCAATTATTATTTTCATAGTATATTACCTCCTGCATAGTATATTATCATAAATATATATTACTTGCAATAATATTATTGACAATATATATCGCATATGATAATATAATAGTAGGAAGTGAGGTGATAGGTAAATGTTAAAAGCGTATAAATGCAGAATTTATCCAAACAAGGAACAAGAGGAACAGATTCATAAAACTTTTGGCTGTTGTAGATTTGTTTATAATCAAACACTATCATATAGAAAAGATAAATATGAGCAAAGCAAACAATCTATGAATAAAACTTCTTGTAATAATTATGTTAATCAGATTCTTAAAAAAGAATACGAATGGCTCAAAGAAGTTGATAAGTTTGCTTTGACAAATTCTGTATATAATATGGATTCAGCGTATCAGAAATTCTTCAAAGAACACACAGGCTATCCTAAATTTAAGAGCAAGAAAAATCCTAAAAGAAGTTATACTACTAATTTCACAAATGGGAATATAGAAGTTGCTGATAATAAAATCAAACTTCCAAAACTTAAATGGGTAAAGGCAAAAATTCACAGAGAATTTCAAGGACAAATTAAGTCTGTAACTATTTCTCAAACCCCAAGTGGGAAGTATTTTGTATCTATATTAGTAGAAACAGAACACATTCCAATGGTTTCAACAGGGAGTATGATTAGATTGGATTTGGGTATTAAAGATTTGCTTATCACTTCTGATGGAGAAAAATATGACAATATTCGTACTACTAAGAAATATGAGAAGAAATTAGCAAAAGAACAAAGAAAATTATCTCATAAAGTAAAAGGTAGCAAGAATTGGAATAAGCAAAGAATTAAAGTAGCACGTATCCATGAGAAAATTCATAATACAAGAATTGATAGCTTACATAAAATCTCTCATAAACTTGTTCAGGAAAACCAACTAATAGTTAGTGAAGATTTGGCAGTAAGCAATATGGTAAAGAATCATAATCTTGCAAAAGCAATTTCAGATTGTGGATGGTATGAATTAACTCGACAGATAAGTTATAAATCTAAATGGAATAATCGACGGTATATTAAGATTGGAAGATTTACTAAGAGTAGTCAACCTTGCAATGTGTGTGGTTATATCAATACAGAAACAAAAAATTTATCTGTAAGGGAATGGATATGTCCTAAATGTGGCACAAAACATGATAGAGATATAAATGCTGCGATTAATATACTTAACGAAGGATTACGGTTATTAAAAGAAACAGCATAACAAATATTTTAGTACGGTAGGAACTATCGGAATTTACGCTTGCAGAGTTAGTAGGTTACGAGGACGATGAAGCAAGAAGCCCTGAAGCTTTAGCTTCTGGGTGGTTCACAAACCAAAAGAAAAATAAAGGAGTGATTAAATGTATTTTTGTTCAAACTGTAATTCGACCTTTACCGATCCTACTGTTTACATTGAAAAGCATGGATTAGATTCTCCACCTTATGAAAAATTAAATGTGTGTCCCTATTGTAATTGTTCTGATATTTTTGAAACTAAAAAGTGTGATATTTGCGGAGAAGTAATCACAGGAAATTATATAAAACTATCAAATGACATGATTATTTGCTCAGACTGTTATACAAAGAAAAACATTATAGAGGGGAATTAAATATGATTACAGGAAAAATTTTTCTTAATATTTTGTTAGTTATCCTATTAGTTATTTTTGGATTTGGGATAGGAGTGACAGTCAAAGAGTATCACAGTTTTAAAGATTTAGAAAATTATTTTTTTAATAAAGAGAACAAGGAGAAGAAATAATGAATATTAAAATCAAATATTTTGACAATGAAATTGATAAAATAACTTTCGTAAACGGGGAAAAATCGGACTGGATAGACCTTAGAAGTGCGGAAACGGTACATCTAAAGAAAGGGGAATTTCATTTGATTCCATTAGGAGTAGGAATGAAGTTACCAGAAGGTTATGAAGCGAATATTGTTCCACGTAGCAGTACATACAAGAATTTCAAAATCATACAGACAAATTGTTTTGCCGTTATTGATAACAGCTATTGTGGAGACTCAGATCAGTGGTTCTATCCTGCATTAGCTATGGAAGATACTACAATAAATAAGAACGATAGAATATGTCAGTTCCGAATTATGGAGAAAATGCCTCGTGTTGGTTTTGAAATAGTTGAACATCTTGATGAAAACAGTAGGGGTGGGTTTGGTTCATCTGGCAAGAACTAAAAGGTGATATTATGGAAGATTTTAATTCAAAAGCTTTACTTTCTGTTAAAGAATTATGTATTTATTTAAGTATAGGGGAGACTAAAGCTAGAGAATTATTACATGATTATAAAAATGGATTTACAGTACATATAGGTAATAGATTATATGCTCATAAAGGGCGATTGGACAAGTGGTTGAGCGAACAAATAATCTGTTAATTAAAACAATTTGTTTGATAGAAAATAATTATAGTGTTAAAATAGGGACAGATGACTTAATTCTGTCCTTATTTTTTACCTAAAAGAAAGGAAGATGTTTATGGGTAAATCCCTAAATGGTAAGGAATTAGGAACAGGAATTTCTCAAAGAAAAGATGGGAGGTATCAAGCACGTTTTATAAATAGATTTGGCAACCGTCAAACTATTTATGCCAAAACAATTACGGAAATCACCAGAAGGTTACGAGAAGAACAGTATCAAGATGAGAAACAAGTTAATGTTGTAAGTTCATCTATGACGTTAGATGAATGGTTTGAAGAATGGATTGTTACATGTAAAGTAAATTGTAGAAATACAACTCTAAGAACCTACAGATATAATTATAATAGGTTAAGAGAGGAACTTGGATGGAGAAAGCTTAATGATCTGAACCTAATAGTCGTACAAAAAGTATTTAATAATTTAAGCACTGATAATATGAGAAAAACGAGCAAAATTGTTTTTAATAATATGATGAAGAGTGCTTTAAAATCAAAATTAATTACGACAAATTTTGCTACTGATATTAATATTAAAACAAGCAAAACAGTCAAAAAAGAAAAAGGTAAAAAAATAACTGTATCTAATACAGCAAAAAAAGAAAGAAGAGTTTTGACTGATAAAGAAATCGAAACAATTTTACAAGATACAATTATTAACAACCGTAAATTGTATAATTTTATAGTTGTCGCATTAGGAACAGGAATGAGATCGGGTGAAATACTTGGTCTTACATGGGATTGTATTAACTTTGAAAATAATACTATTAATATTGAAAAAACACTTGTTTCAGTCGGTGGAAATGGTGCAGGTTGTTATGAATTTCATTTGCCTAAAACAGAATCAGGAATTAGAGAAATCCCAATGACAAAAAAGGTTAATGAAGCTTTCAAAAATCAAAAAGAAATAAAATCAAGTATTGAAGTAAAATATAAAGCTCGTGATGATTTTGAAGATCTAGTATTTTGTAGTATACACAACAGACCACTTAATACTAAAAATATTATTAGATCAATTAAAACCGCCAGTAACAGAATAAATGAAAAAAATTCAGAATTAAGTTTTAAACCATTTACTCCACATGAAATGAGGCATACCTTCGCAACAAAAGCTATTGCAAAAGGTATGCGCCCAAAGAGTTTGCAGAAGATTCTTGGTCATAGCAATTTAGCTATAACCATGAATCTCTACTGCCATGTTGAAAGCGAATCTCTCAAAGAACAAATGAGTCTGCTTGACGAAATGGTGTAAAAATGGTGTCAAACAGCATTTGATACCTCAAAAACCCCGTATTTTCAACATGTAAATGAAATATATGAATAAATAAATAAATTAGGGGCTGAAGTGGATTAAACCATGTTTGTATATCCCATAAGATAGCTGTCGATTTCCTTTGCGGCCTCTCTGCCTTCGGCAATTCCCCATACAACAAGGGACTGACCTCTGTGCATATCTCCGGCTGTAAATACTTTGTCTACGTTTGTTTTGTAGCTGCCTGCCGCTGTTTTTACGTTTGTTCTCGGATTAAGCTCAACGCCGAAGGCATCGGCAACATATTTCTGAGAACCGAGGAAGCCAGCCGCAATGATAAGAATATCGGCGTCGAGTATCTGTTCACTGCCGGGGATTTCCTTCATTGCCATTGCACCTGTTTCGGGATTTTTCTCCTGTTTAAGCTTAACTGTTTTGACTGCCTTAAGATTGCCCTTGTCATCAGCAATAAGCTCTTTTACGGTTGTTTCGTAAACTCTCGGATCATGTCCGAATACGGAGATTGCTTCTTCCTGACCGTAGTCTGTTTTGCAGACTCTCGGCCACTGTGGCCAAGGATTGCTTTCCGAACGCTCATCGGGAAGCTTAGGCATCATTTCTATCTGTGTTACGGATTTACAGCCATGTCTTATGACTGTTCCCGTACAGTCGTTTCCTGTGTCACCGCCACCGACAATAACAACGTTTTTGCCTTTGGCATTTACATATTTTCCGTCCTTGAAGTTTGAGTCGAGAAGGCTCTTTGTGTTCATTGTGAGGAAATCTACGGCAAAATAGATACCGTTTATTGTTGAACGTCCTTCAAGTGCCAGATCACGAGGATTTCCGGCACCGCAGCAGAGCACTACGGCATCATATGCTTCGAGAATTTCCTCTGCGGAAACATTGTTTCCTATGTCTGCATTGGTAACGAATTTTATTCCTTCCTCTTTCATAAGGTTTACTCGTCTGTCAACAATGCTCTTTTCAAGCTTCATATTGGGTATGCCGTACATAAGAAGTCCGCCGATACGGTCATGCTTTTCGTATACGGTAACATTATGACCTCTCTGATTAAGACGGTCGGCAACGGCAAGTCCCGAAGGACCTGAACCGATAACCGCAATCTGCTTGTCTGAACGCACCTCGGGAATGCGAGGTACAACAAGACCGTTTTCAAAGCCGTTTTCGATAAGCGCAAGCTCGTTTTCCTTAACCGTAACGGGAGTGTCGTTCATTCCGCAGGTGCAAGCCGCTTCGCAAAGGGCAGGGCATACACGACCTGTAAATTCCGGAAAGTCGTTTGTTTTTCTGAGTCTTGCGAGAGCGTGCTCCCAGTTGCCTTTGAATATTTCGTCATTCCATTCGGGAATGAGGTTGTGAAGAGGACAGCCTGTTGCCATACCGTTTAACATCATGCCCGACTGGCAGAAGGGTACTCCGCAGTTCATACATCTTGCACCCTGAAGCTTTCTTTCCTCATGTGAAATCATTTTGTGAAATTCGTTAAAATTCTTTATTCTTTCCTTCGGTGATGTCGAAGGGTTAAGTTCTCTTTCGTAATCTAAAAATCCTGTCGGTTTTCCCATAATCAGTACCTCCTTATCTGCTTGTATTCATGTAGAATGCTTCGATTTCAGCCTGTTCTCTTGACATGCCTTTTTCTTCCATCTGTGAAATGGACTGGAGCATATGGTTGTAATCAATAGGCATAATCTTCTTGAATTTGTCTGTGTAGCTGTCGAAGTTCTCAAGAATACGTTTAGCAAGTGGAGAGCCTGTTGCCTCTTCGTGCTCGGTGAGTAATGTTTTTATTTCGTTGATGTCGTGCTTTTCGGTAACTGTTTCGATGTTTACAAGCTCCTTGTTTACACGGAGGTAAAGATCGTGCTTTTCATCGAGAACATATGCGATACCGCCGGACATACCTGCGGCAAAGTTTTTGCCTGTTCCGCCGAGAATAAGCACCGTACCGCCTGTCATGTATTCACAGCCGTGGTCGCCGACACCTTCAACAACAGCGGTTGCACCGGAATTTCTTACGCAGAAACGCTCGCCGGCAACACCGTTGATAAATGCTTTTCCGCTTGTTGCACCGTAAAGGGCTACGTTGCCGATTATGATATTTTCCTCCGGTTTGAACTTGCTTCCTTTAGTAGGGTAGACGATAAGCTTGCCGCCGGAAAGACCTTTGCCGAAGTAGTCGTTGCTGTCGCCTTCAAGCTCCATTGTAAGTCCTTTGGGAATGAAAGCACCGAAGCTCTGGCCGCCGCCGCCGTTGCACTTGATTGTAAACATATCGTCATCAAGCGAGTTGGCATAAAGCTTTGTAATCTCTGAACCGAATATTGTTCCGAGAGTACGGTCTGTACTGCTGACATTGATTTCGATTTTCTGTTTCTTATGGTTTTTAAGAGCAGAACCGAGTTTTTTGAGCAGGATTTTTTCGTCGATTGTATCTTCAAGCTTGAAGTCGTATACGTTTTCGGGATTGAAATGTGTTTCCTCTTCGCTTGCTGTATGAGGATTGTAAAGTATACGGCTCATATCTATTTTTGATGCTCTTTCTGTTATCTGTTTGTCACGGACACGAAGGAATTCCGAATGGCCTACAAGCTCGTCAACGGTACGAACACCGCATTTAGCCATTATTTCACGAAGCTCTTCGGCAATAAACATCATAAAGTTGATTACATATTCCGGTTTGCCTTTGAATCTCTTTCTGAGTTCGGGATTCTGTGTTGCAATACCAACGGGACAGGTATCAAGATTACATACACGCATCATTACACAGCCCATTGTTACAAGGGGAGCTGTGGCAAAGCCGAATTCCTCTGCACCAAGCATACAGGCGATTGCAACGTCACGGCCGCTCATAAGCTTTCCGTCTGTTTCTATAACAACTCTTGAACGAAGTCCGTTCTGTATGAGAGTCTGATGTGTTTCCGAAAGACCAAGCTCCCAAGGGAGTCCTGCGTTGTGTATTGAGCTCTTCGGTGCCGCACCTGTACCGCCGTCATAGCCGGAGATAAGTATTACCTGTGCACCTGCTTTGGCAACACCTGCGGCTATTGTTCCTACGCCTGCCTCCGAAACAAGCTTAACCGATATACGAGCGTCACGGTTTGCGTTCTTAAGGTCGTATATAAGCTGTGCAAGGTCTTCGATTGAATAAATATCGTGGTGAGGAGGAGGAGAGATAAGCGAAACTCCGGGTGTTGAATATCTCGTTTTGGCAATCCAGGGATAAACCTTCTTTCCGGGAAGATGTCCGCCTTCGCCGGGTTTAGCTCCCTGTGCCATTTTAATCTGTATTTCTTTTGCACTTACAAGGTATTCGCTTGTAACGCCGAAACGTCCCGATGCAACCTGCTTGATTGCACTGCAATATTCTGAATGAAGTCTTTCGGGAAGCTCGCCGCCTTCGCCGGAGTTTGATTTTCCGCCGATTGTGTTCATGGCCTTTGCCATACATTCGTGTGCTTCCTGTGAAATTGAGCCGTAGCTCATAGCACCTGTTTTAAATCTCTTAACGATTTCCGATGCAGGCTCAACCTCTTCGATGGGAATGCTCTTTTCGGGATCATAGTTGAATTCAAGAACACCTCTTAATGTATGAGGCTTTGTTTCATCATCAACCATTGCAGTATATTCTTTGAATTTCTTGTAATCGCCTGTGTGTGTTGCCTGCTGTAAAGCAACGATAATCTGGGGACTGTAAAGATGGTCGTCCTTGTCCGAACCGCTGCGGAGCTTATGAGCACCGTTGGAATCGAGTGTTGTATCAACACCGAGTCCGAGAGGATCGAATGCATGTGAATGACGCCATTCAACGCCTTCGTCGATTTCCTCAAGACCGATACCGCCTACACGGCTTACTGTATTTGTAAAGTATTTGTCGATAACGTCCTGTTTGATACCGATAGCCTCGAAAATCTGTGCCGACTGGTATGACTGGATTGTCGAGATACCCATTTTTGATGCAATCTTAACTATGCCGTGAAGTATAGCATCGTTGTAATCATCAACTGCAACATGGTAATCTTTGTCGAGCATACCCATGTCGATTAATTCGCCGATACATTCATGTGCAAGGTAAGGATTGATTGCTCTTGCACCATAGCCGAGAAGGGTAGCAAAGTGGTGGACATCTCTGGGCTCTGCACTTTCGAGAACGATTGATACGGCAGTTCTTTTCTTTGTTTTAATAAGATACTGCTCAACAGCCGATACCGCAAGGAGAGAAGGGATAGCCACATGGTTTTCGTCTACGCCTCTGTCCGAAAGAATGATTATGTTTACACCGTTTTTGTAAGCTCTGTCTACGTTTACATAAAGATGGTCGATTGCACGCTCAAGCGGTGTGTTTTTGTAATAGAGAAGTGAAACCGTTGCAACCTTAAAGCCGGGAATATTCATATTCTTGATTTTAAGAAGGTCTACACTTGTAAGTATAG